GAACCAGCCGCAAAGGTCATAAGACCCTTGTTGAAATCGGCACCCATGTGGGATAGGTAGCTTGGCACCGCGTAGACCCGACCTCGGAAGTCACACTGGTGAGGAAGAAAGAACTTAGATTCGGTCTTGTATTGGTTAGCAAGTGCAAGAGTGTTGAGAACAAGAAGCCTTCTGGATCTGGTAGCTGTGTTATAGTCATAGACTTTTGCGGCTCTTCGCTTCCACATTGTAAGCAGGTGGTCGTTTTCTTTTTCCGCTTCTGATATCGGAGGAAGCTCTTCATCCACACGCTTCGGAAGAGAACCAATCTTTATATCCTCGTCCCAGATTGTTTTAAGACAGTCGTAAACGTAGGGGTTAACCTTCCACATCGTATTCTGGAGGTGGTTAACCGAGGACATAACATCCGTAATTGGTTCGTTGTTTTCCCGTAGCCATCCCAGCTCCCTCGTTTTAATAAACGGAAGAGGCGGTAAACCGTTATCAGTTTTATAACCTCCCTCCCACTTGTTGTCCCACATCACAGGGAAGTCCGTTAGCGGCATCCAGAACGGATCGAGAGACTGGTTGTGAGCTATCATTCCTTCGATCCAGTCCGCTGTCTTGTCGGTAGCTTGTATAAATCGTTGCTTACCTTTACGACCCGTGTTGATGAGAACATAGTCTACCAAACCTGTGGATTGTCGTATCAACTCGATAAGAACAGTTCCGATATGTAGCTTTGTCCGAGTTCCCCACCTACTCCACATCTCAAAGTTCCCTTGTCTGGCTTCTCCCTTCATGGAGAGTTTGATGTAGTGACGTTTCTTTTTATAGCTCGGTCTCTTGTTTGCTCCCCTTAGAATTTTCTTGTAGTTAGGATGGACGGAGAACGTATCAAAACAGACTTCGTCTTCGATAAGAGCGCCTACCTTGACGGCGGCAGAACAAAGAGAACGTCTTTGTGTTAAACAATCTATAACAGATTTAAGAGCTATGAATGCTGTGGTCTTCGGTTCCACCTTCTTGAGTTCTACGTATGCGATGGAGGGAACTGGAGCTTTCTCTTGTTGAACAAACCATTTCTCTATGGCTGTGACGAGAGAAGGACAAGCCTCTCTCAGAAGACGTTGACCGTAACAGGTCTCAGTCTCTTGTTCTCTGTTACGAGCGGACTCGACGTGAGAACGTAGTTTTGTAGAACCCTTTTCTACCATCGTTTTCTCGATGGTCTTGTTCGGGTCAGGAAAGGGTAGCTTGTTTGTAATCATTTATAAATTTTGTATAGATCTTTCTTAGGAGGTAACAACCACAGCTATACAAGAGTTATAACTGAGTTATAAATCTTATATATCTCTTTCTTAACAGTAACAACAACAGCTATACAAGAGTTATAACTGATTTATAAATTTTATAACCACTCAGAGACGGAGCAGTCAAGCTTTAAGCGTGTTTAATTTCATTAAAAATTCAGCAGCTCGTGATTTATGCAGTCCTCCCACAGCGAATCAAGGAGTTCGTCCGCATCCTTGAACCGATGTCCGTGTTTACGCCACGTGCGGATCTGCTCAGTCATATCTGACAGGTTTACATACAGGTCTACGGCTTTTCGGTTTATTTCAAACTCCTCGCGCTCATCTGGTAGGTCAAATTCAAGTCTAGCTTTCATATAGTTCTTCTCCTTGTTTTGTTACAAAGCAATTAGGCTTTACGTCTGCGACATACGTGCAGATGGGTGCGTCGGGTTTCCCCCACCACTTCTCTGCCCGCCCCTTCACTTCTTCCGTGAGGGAGCGGTCGCAGTCTTTGCCGAAACGAGCACAGTCTGAGCGTGTGCAAAAGGTTTTATCTTGATAGCATATCATGGTGTTATAGGAATATAGATTAAAAGTTTTGAGGGAGACGACCAAGAATTCCCAGTCCTTATCCTCATTATCAACCTCCGCCGTCGCAGAGGAATTACAATCTCAACCTAAACACCAATCTAAGACTCGGTCAAGTTCTTAGACTTTTTCGCCAAAGTATGCTTGAATCAGAGGCATGGCAGGTCTACTTTAATAATAGTTAACCCAATAGATGACGTAGAGAAGTTACCTTGTATGACAAATGATCGATCTAACAGCATGCCGCTCAATCAACGCCTATCCACAAGCCTCATATCCTAGCACGTTCTACACTACATTTTTGATTGCCCTCCATTGGAACGGTGGATCGTTACCCAATACTCCTAAAAGCATTGGAACTATTAAAGTGAATTTTTCAAATACGTAATTGCGTCCTCCTGTTTATTTTTTTCATAGTTCCAGTAGTTTATACTTCTTGCCGTCAATTTCGATAACCTTACCATCACAGGAGCCACGCTTGGTTCCTTTCTTGGTTCTATAGCTATTCTCGTAGTAGGTTTCGTTACCGTCCTTGTCGTATTCATAGCGAGACCAAAGGCCATTACTGTGCTCGCAGTAGGTTTCGTTGCTGTCCTTGTCGTATGCATAGCGACTCCATTGGTCATCACTGTTCTCGTAGTAAGTTTCGTTGCCTTTCTCATCGTATTTCCTGCGACTCCAATAGCCATCACTGTTCTCGCAGTAGGTTTCGTTGCCGTCCCTGTCGTATTCCCAGCGAGACCAATTGCCATTACTTTTCTCGGAGTAGGTTTTGTTGCCTTTCTCGTCGTATTCGAATCGCCACCAAAGGCCATTACTGTCCTCGCAGTAGGTTCGGTTTCCGTCCTTGTCATATTCATAGCGACCCAAAAAGCCATTACTTTCCTCGTGGTAGGTTTCGTTGCCGTTCTCGTCTTTAATCTCGATAGGGAAAGTAAATGCGATCCCTAGTTTTTTGTATATTTCACTTAGTTTTTTCATAGTATTAAAATAGAAACGCCCCAGTGGTGGCCAACTCCACTGCTCCCTGTTGATTCAAGGGGTAACCTATACTGCTCGTATGCAGTAGGAAGGTAGTAGGACAAGATGTTCTCACTTGTTAATAACTGAGGACAGTTTCATAGGAAGGCTGTTTCCTTGCACGTAAAGGCACCTACAAGGCTGTTTCACACGTTACAAGGGTGTCGGTATATCTTGACATTCCTCGGAGCTCCTCGAGCAATTCTGAGGCGTCTATGCCCTTGTCCGTATTGTCGTATCCCACGCCTATAAAGATCTCGATCTTTCGATCCGAGGTCAACGCAATTAGCTCACCTCCTGTGATGTTGAGATCGTATCTCATTTCGTTAAGATCCGTAGCTCGATATATACAGGCGGTGTTGCTATTTTCGTGGCAGAGGTAGCGACCGTTTGCTAGTTTGATAAGGTAGTGTTTGTGTTCAGGTGTTTTCATAAGTGTATGTATGTTATTTGATTTGATTGTTTTATAAAACAGATTTGACCTTGTCCCAATAAGCTTCGGTGTGCGGTTTTTTCCAACCATTTGGGCCTCCGTTGTGGATGCGGACGATATCCTCCACAGTTACAGGTCTTCCTAGCCTCTTTTCCGTAGCATACCTATCCATATACGCAATAAAGATCTCGATGGCGGTCTCCCTATCGAAGGCATCCTTGTGTGTCCAGTCCTTGCCAGCATACTCGGCTGCATCTTGGACGTATTCAGCGTGCATCTGGAGGCAACCGTAGGCTAGACCGTAGTCGCCTATTGCGTTGTCGTCTCCGTTAGATTCGACGGCTATGATAGCAAGTATAAGTGTCATGTATGTCATATATGTATAAAGGTGAGCAGTTTATAGTCATGCTCAGGACAGTTTATCACACGTCAGTTAGTTACACAAATGGGTAGGTTACCCCACAAGGTGGGCTTCGGATGTCTCACCAGTGTATCGAAGCATTTCGCCTCGGATGATATGGTGCTGACGCTGTAGTCCGTCATGTAGGTGGTCAACAGCCATCGCTTTGTAGTCACGCCCTGAGCCCAGCTCGGAACTACGCCAAGTCTTGGCTGAGTCACCATTGCGTGACGTTGAACCATGAGTCAGTAGCTCGGTCACACCGTTGAGCATGTCGTAGGCAGTCTCGCCCTTGTTTCCTACGCCACGGATCGCAAGTTGCTCTGCTTCGTGGGCTCGGTTGGAGCTGACGGTGGTGAGCTTGTTGGTGCGGTTGAAGAACGAGGTCGCCCAGTTGATGAGTTGGCTATAGTCCATACCTACGGTAGTCAGGTCATTGAGCTTTGAGTAGGTCTCTCTACGGATCTGGAAGATAGACTCAAGGTGCTTCATAACACCCTCAAAGCGGATTGAAGCGTTAGCAGTGTGTCGCACTTTGAGTTTGAATTGCTTGCCTCCTTTGGAACGTGCTGGCTGCAACGTGTTCTGGCAGATGATACGCACCGAGGTGTCAAACAATTCGAACGAGCTACTGCCATCGTGTGAACTGAAGAAGGTGATGTAGTTACTGAAATCGTCACCGTTAACCTTAAAGGTTTCGTCTTCGACCTTTGTCTGGATAAAGATCTTCGATCCTCCGTTGATGTAACCTGAGCCTTGGATGGTGTGGTTGACACCGTCAAGTGACGTATGCACTGCCTCCCAGATTCGGCTGTTTTGGATGGGCTCATATTTACTGCCCACCACACCTACGGTTTCGTTGTTGTCGGTGCGGTTGATCGATACGTGATTCTCAATCGGCAGTGGATAGCGTCCCTCTAGCATAGCTACAAGCGGAGTCTTTACTACGTCCCAGTTGAGCCCAGCATCTTCGATGGTGTCGATGCGTTCAGCGATCTTTTGAGACCAAGCGTTGGATTGAGTGGATACGATGTAATCGTTTTGTGTATTCATATATGTATTGTGTGGATCGTGTTACCTGACAAGCTCGTCAGCAGTGGAAAGTTACCACTGGACAGGCACTGTGGCCTGTTTCGCTTTAGTCGGTTGAGGAGTTGAGTGCTTCAATTATATCACGCTTGTCAAGCCCCTTGCTTTTTTCGTCTGACGGAATCTGTGATTCAATCTTGGATAGCAAGGTAGCCACGAGGTCGGCATGATACGGGTCTTTTGCCTTGAGTAGGCGGTTGAGTTGCTTACAGGTGGTGAGTATTTGATTTAGCATAATTATTTGGTCGGCAGTTTCGCCGCACTTTACTTTTTGTCTATTGATTGATCTACGCAGACCACGATGGTAAGGGCTCGTCTCGCAAGCGGAACGTGAAGCCAAGGGCTTGAAGCGAAAGCATATCAGAATCGGTGATCGACTTACGCCCCGTAAGGGTTCTGATGTGGTGGTTGAGGTTGTCGTCAACTACGTAGTAGAACGTCGAGCCATAGTGTGACTCACGTCGTAGCTCGATGGTGGTGTGGGTGGTGTCGATGATTTGCATATTGTGGTTTTCTTGGTTGGCGATTTGTTCGCAATTTACTTTTGTCTTGATTGATCTACGCAGACTATGCACAGTGTGTGCCTATCTTACGCTCTGAGAGGATATCGCTTTTGCCATTACGTATCCGAAGGATAACAGCTTCGGCAGACTTGACGGTTGTGGTGTCGTCAGTCCAAAGACGAAACGAATCGAATTTGTAGGGATTGTATACAATTTTGATGTCCCAATATCGTTTGGCGAAGTATTCATCTAGGTAGCCAACGATGAAAGCGTGGACGTTTTTCCTACGCTCTTTGAGAACACGTTGTCTGCCTGACTCGTTGACACGAAATGTTACGTCACGTAACTCGACCTGATCGGCGTGAGCTACCACCTTACCGCTCTGTTGAACGGAGTAGCAGTCGAGTTGAAGATTCCAATAAACCTTAACAGGTTTGTCGGGATTTATACTGCGGTTTTTGTATTGCTTGATCATATATGTGTGATTGTGTGTGATGTGACAGGCTCGTCAGTGCTGGAAGGTTACCAGCAGACGGTCTTTCGACCGTTTCGCCCTAGTCGTGTTTATAGACAAGATTTTGGACGCTTTCGACGTTATTACTACCGCCATAGATAAGAATCCCTACAGGCTTGTTATTCCTGTCTACAGGCTGATACCAGCTAGTGCCATGGAACTCGCTCGCATTTTTTACGTAGTAAACTAGCACTCCATTGTCAGCTGCTTTCACGATTGAGCCGTCAGGCTTTCTGTCTTTAGCATTTGGAAAATAACCAGTGACGTGTGAGCTTTCAGCTAGTTTCATAAAAGCCCTGAAAGGGTTGCTGTCCTGACACCAGCCAAATGCTGATGTTACTACGTAAGTGCCTCCCGCATTGTTGGTCAACGTGTCGGTGGTGGGTTTTGCTTGTGTGTGCTTCATAGTATGTATTGTGTGATTTGACGGGCTCGTCAGTATGGGAAGGTTACCCATAGACGGTCTTACGACCGTTTCGCCCTAGTCGATTGTAATGACGAAGCCTGAGCTGTCACTTCGTGCATCACCCTTGGCTCGAAGACCGACGAAGACGCCTTTTTTATCGAGAAACCGTAGGTCTGTCTTGTCGCCGTCAACTACGTCCTTGCCTTGGTAAGACTCGGGCAGTTCGTCCGCTTTCTTCGTGCTGAAAACTGCGGCTACGTTACCACCTGCTTTTATCACCTTAGCAACGGCATCGTCATTGCACTCAGACTTACTGAAAGTAAGGTGGTAGTTGGCTGGCATCTTGCCTTCGGCATAAGCGATTGCACGGTTCGGGTTCTTCGTGTAGTCGTAGAAAGCTACGCTTGGAAACCGATTCATAAGAGCTACGCCAAGTTTACCGCCAAGCTTTTCCCAAGGCAGGTCACTTGTGCCATTCAGTCGAATCGCTGGCGTCATACCCACCTTGGCTGCTTTGGAAACGATTTTCTGAATGTCGATTGCCAGCAGTTCTACGAAAGCCTTCGGGTCTTCGAGGAACCGTAAGGTCTTGGCAATTCGCGCTTTAACTACGGAGTCCATCTTGCCCCGCCCTGCACTGTATAAACACACCGCCTTGCAGCCTTCGGAAGCGAATGGACATACGTTGACCTTCGGTGATGCTTCGTTGGCTGGAGCAAGGTAAAGAATACCTGTAAGGTAGCCAGAGTTAGAGCCCTTGCTTGTTTTAGCATCGGCATTTACTGAAAGTAGGGTTGTGTTTACGGTGATTTGCATAATTGTGTGTTGCTTCCTATGTTATGCCGAAGCTAGGCAATTGAATTTTTTGGCGAGAGTCGCCGCTTTACTTTGTCAAAGATTGATCTGCGCAGACTAGGATCGTGGCTTACGTATATCTGCCATGACCTTGTAAAGGTAAGCCAAGCTGTCAGGATGTGACAGGTTGAAAGCATGCTGTATCTTATCTTTCCCAGTTTTACTGGTAAAGGTAAGGTCGTAGTTGTCGGATGGCGTGATTCGGAATCTGGTAAGAGCCCAATCGTTGCAGAGCATGCTGTGGATGAAAGTTACTAAAGTAACGTCGAAGTTTTTCGTGGATGTGATTGTAGCCATAATTGTGTGTGTTGGATTGTGTGTGATTATTGCTGACAGGCTCGTCAGTGTTGGAAGTTTACCAACAGACGGCTTTCGCCGTTTCGCCCTAGTCAGTAGGTTTCACCTACAGCGACTTCGGTTTTACCTTTCAGGTAGCAGTTTTTGCTGATGTCGCTTTCATAATGACATTCGAACTTACGTTCGGTTCGGCAGTAGCCCTGCCTTGTCATGTGATCGCCGCATGGCGCTCCTTTACGGAGTTTGCGGAAAAAGCTACCTTTAGGTAAATCGCTGATTTTGACGATGGTGTAGTCCATAATTGTGTGTGGTTTATATGTGGGATTGGAATTGTGGATGTAAACTGTGGGTGATTATGCGGCAAAGTCGCCGTAGGTGATCTTGACGTTGTGCTTTTCGGCAAGTGAGTTGAGCAAGACCTTAAGGTTGCCGCCAAGCCTGTTAATTTGAGGTGTAACCTCATTGTAGAGCACTACATGCTCTACGGTGACTGCTTTGTCATCTCCAGAGATGACTAGGCGGCTCATCCCGTCATCTTTGACGTAAAACGTCAGACTGCATTCGTTTGGCGCTTCGTCGCCTTCATCGAGCTCAAACCATACGAAGGTTGCGGACGGTTTGCACTCATGTGCTTCTATGATGTCGGATAGCTCGGAGGCAAACGGTGTGTAGATGAGATCGGTGGTTTCTGCAGTTGCTGTCATAATTGTGTGTGTTGGATTGTGTGTGATTATTGTGTGTTGTGTGGCAGGTTACATTGCAGGTTGTGCAAGGCAGAAAGCCCTGACTTCGTCATAAAGATCGTCCACAGTTTCTGCCTTGAACAAGGCAAGCTTTTGGGCGGTTGTCCGACCGAACTCGTTGTCGTAATCAAAGATTACGTAGCCTCCTTCGTCATAAAGCTCGGAAGCAAATTCATAGATATACTCGATTTTTTCGTCCTTTTGCATAATGTGTAGTGTGTTGTGTTGTGTGTTGTGCCTTGCTTGGCTTGGCAGGGCTCGGAATGAGTTGCCGCTTTCATTATAACAAGGCTGTCAACCCCCTAGGCCACCAATCCTTTTTTCAATGCCGTATCCTGTGCATAATGCGTAGGATACCGTGCTAAAAGGTGAAAAAAGTTTTTTGGATTCGGAAAAGCCTCGCGCTAGGTCTACGTTCCATGATCGCATAATGCGTTGCGGAATCGTCCCGTGGAGGCAGCGCGCCTCAAGACTTTAAAAGTCTTACGATATGACGAAAAAACACCTATTGACAAATGAACGTCCTTTACTTCGTAACTGCCTCGAAGTGAGACAATCGAGTCACCTCGAGACGTTGAAAAAGTTACGAAGTAAAGGCCGCACAATACGTATTATGTCTAATTCTACCCTGAAATCGGCATCGTGCAGCGCTCGGAGGCATAATGCACCCCCATGTGCCTTGTGTAACGCGCACGCGCACGGGGGGATTTTCGGTTTCTCTCAGCGTATAAACCCTTTCAGAAATTTTTACCAAAACCTAAGACCTTCTATACAAAAAGTAGCCCTCTCCACTAACACACCTTAGCAGAGAGGGCTTTCTTTTTATCTATGAACTATACACACACACAATAGCACACACACACTTATGTATAGAAATTTAAAAAAGTTACATCCATGACATATAGTTGTTCGATTTCCTGTTCTTATAAAACGAGTTCTTAAAATTGTCCAGCTCTATGCGAACTAATTCCTCCTTTCGCTCACTTATTTTATCGTCCGCATCCTGTGCCATCTGTTCAACCCAGTAATTGCATGCTATGGACAACGCATCCAAGCGGTCATCATGGCGTATAGAGCCTCTTCCACTCGTTATCCGAGTCATCTGATGAAACAACATGTAGTGCAACTGCTGTTCTGGAGGGTGGACTTGAGCACTTTTGTAGTCCTTTTCTATAACACTTGGGTCAATAACAAGTCTGTGACCTCCTAACAACGGCTCCAACGTGTCAATAATCCGCTTCTCTTTCTGGATATTATGTCTAACTTCCTCGATAGAACAGGGATAGTGTTCCTTTAGCAGTGGAGTGATGAGCTGAGTGAACATACCGTCACCGAAATTCGACTCCACAACGATCTTGTTGACCTTGTTTCGCTTGGCAATGTCTACCAATTCCATAAGAGTCTTCGGATCGTAGCCACCTTGTAGACCTCCAGCCTCTGGAACGTAAAGGGTTCCATTCAACATCTTTGTTACAGCGTAGCCTGTCTCGTCTTTTCCTCGACCAGACGGGTCAATGGACATAACAGAACCAGTGTATGGCACCATATCCCCAACAATCTTCATTGGTCTATAGAAGCGGTCACCACGCAGCCCAACACACGGAAGGGATTGCTGTTCTAAGTCCGCACTGGCAGCCCAAACAAGCTTCTCGGGGGCTAAATCACGGTCTACGTCGTGAATTATTAGGTTACGCAGTTTAAGTGGGAACCTATCTATATCAGAAAGGGACGGATTGAGCATAAATTGCAGAGCATACCCAACAGATCCGTAAGAGATCTTACGTTCGTTGAGGTCAATCTCCGTGAATCGACTCGGCTCTGTAGGAAGCGGAATCACCGAATCACTCACACACAGATCAGACACGGTTCCTCCGTAGACGTTGTCGTTTGTTTCTTGGGTCACCGTCTCAGAAGGCCACACTTTCAGGTTGTAACCACGTTCTGTGAGCTTGCGGTAGACCGAGTCCTCACACTGAGGTGTTCCAAGGAAAAGGATCTTTGCGTCGTCGTGAGGTTTTAAGATAGCGTCAAATTCTTTGATCTGTTCACTAAGCTTGTCTCGCATTCCTTGAGTCGCAGAGTTGGTCGGAACCTCGATGTCGTCAGCGATAATGATATCAGCACGACTACCTGTCAGCTGAGAGGTAATGCCAAGCGACTTCACAGAAGGGGCATGGGACGCTGGAGCCAGTCCGACATCGAACGAAACCTTACTAAATCTTTGGTCTGTTCTAGGCTTAAGAGCTCTAAGAATTTCCAACTCCTGCAACAGTCTCAGCGTAAAAGTCGAGAAATCATCAGCACGAGTTTTAGAAGCCGAGACGACAAGGATATTTTTTGACGCATCGAGCAAAAGCTGATGCACCACGAAAGCAGAACAAATCCAACTCTTACCCACACCTCGAAAACCCTGAATAACACCTCTTTTAGCGCCATACTGCATATACTCAGCAATGTCGTATTGAATCGGTGTAGGGTCTCTTTTAATCTGCGGTAAAGAGTGCCATACATAATACAGGAAGTTTCTAAAGTCCTTGAGCTTGGTGTCTTGTATGTTCACGTTCTGATGTGTCGTCAAATGGAAGAATATCTACAAGATTCTTTAATGGGCTGTCTGTGTCAACACTACATGTAATCTGATTATCCTTTAGCAACTGACGAGCTACGTTCAACACCGTCGGGTTAGCTTCTCCAGAACGAATCTGGCCGAGCAGTTCCTCGATGGTAAGAGCCATCAGCTCTTCAAGAAGTTCTTTATTTGTTTTGCTCATTTCTGTTATTGTTGGGTTAAGTTAACGAGCTGAGAAAGGACATCCTCTCCTGCTCCACCTTTAGCTTTAGCCTTTGCCATGCGAAGGATCTGATGCTTTTCCTTTATCTCAGGAAACTCTTTGAACATTTCGTTCAACGCAGCAGAACGGTAGCGACGGATTATGTTATTGAGGAGGTCAACACGAGGACTCTTGAAGCCGCCTTCGTTAAAAGTAGACAACCTCTGATAGTTCTTCGCTTTTATAGTCCGCTCCAATCTCTGCCTAAGAGTCAAACCTCCAAGCTTAACTGTTCCTGACAGTTCAAGGCGACGGTCGTGAGCTGTCCGTCCTTGGTCGTTAACAAACTCGTCAAGGTTTATCATACGATCCAACTCAGGTCTAGGATTTGTGAATCCGTGTTCCAATTGAGCCAACTCTTCGAACACGATGTCTCCCTTTCGAGTGGACATACGTGACGGGTTAAAGGGACCAACGAACGGAACTTGTTCTGCAATGATAGGCTCGCCAAGAAGGTTACGCTTCGGATCGAGACGGTTACCACCAGTAGGAAGCTTCTTTAAAATAGCGTCCGCAAGGTTGCGAGTTTCCCGAACCGTCGTGTCGCCTACAACGGACTGACCTTGGTAAAGAACGTTCGGGACAAACCCAGCAGCAAAGTTCTGGACAAGCTTTTCCATTCTGTTCTCAGGGTCGGACAGTGCATCCGAAAGAAGAGTCAGACCAGCAAGATACGATTTCTCTGTAAGATTTCGAGTCATCGAGATCGTTGCAGCAGAGAACACTTGTTCAGCCAACGTCGTGTCTAGTTCGTTCCCGTTGTCAAGTTGCTCAACAAGGTCAACAAGAACACCAAAGTGTGTTCCGATTGGGTCGAGTCCCGAGAAGCTGAAATACTTGTCTCCTACTCGGAACGAATACTTCTGCCATCCCGTCTGCTCAAGCGTCTTGAGTTCGTTGCGGTCAGCTGGCCCACCACCTGTAAGGAGATCGCGGTTAGCATACACCATGTAAAGAAGCGTAGCATTGATCATTGCAGACGTTGTCATCTTTCCAATCGCTCGTGACTTCTCAAGAGGATCTCGTGAGTCAAGCTTACGTCGAATGTCTTGCTGAGTCTGTTTCAACATCGGCAGATCTGGCATACGTGCCAAGATGTTTCGGCTCATTTCAGGAGCAGCGAACGTAGCACGATCAAACGAGAACTTAAGAATGTTGATAGGAGTCCGAACAAACGGGAACACAAACTTAAGAAGAGGCACCGCCGAGGTCATGGCTTGAGCCAACTCCGCAGCCTTACCAGCATCGTTAGTGAATGTTCCGTATCGAGCTTGCTCAAGAGAGCGAGCAGCAACGTTGTCAATTTCTTCAAGGCTTTCGAAACCGAGTCCGCCTTCTTCAACCGACTTAAGAGCTTCACCACGTTTAGCAGTCTCTTGATCGATCAGTGCTTGAACACGACGACCACGTTCAGAAGGTTTGAAACGTTCACCACCTGCTTTGATCAGATCTTGTTCTTCCTTTGCTACAGCCTCTTGAGCGTATTTAATAACTCCAGAGTTGTTGAAGGCACGTTCTCCATCGACAAGGACTTTGTCCAATCCGTTGGCAACGTAGTCGGCAAGAGCGTCTGGATCTTTGATCCCCAGCTTCATTCCCTTCAAGGTCAGCTCAAGCTTCGCGTTCTGACGGAACATGGATTGCTTGAACACTTCGTCCATCGACATAAGAAGCTTGGTAGGAATGTTCACTACGTTTTCCCCGAACCAGTTAAAAGATTCCCGAATCGACTGCTCAGGAGCAGCGTTGAACAACATGGGACGCTCTGTCTTGGCTCCTGACTCGAGAGGGGAACGACCTACGTCAAGGAACTGGTCTCCCTGTTTGTAAGCCTTCAGGAAGAACTGCATACCTTCGCGGAACGATTCCAATGTCGCCATCTCTTTAAGGACTTGCTTAGTGATGGCTGGATTCACAAACACACCACCAATCGCAGTCTCGACCTGAAGCAGAGTCTGAGCGATGAAGTTACCGATACCGTTCTTCATAAAGGTTCGTGGGCCTGAAAGAAGCGAGTTGATATACCAGTTCTGAGCTTTCTCCATGAAGCCATTCGGGTCAGCAGCCTTGGCTTGTTTGACGATACCAAGTGTGTTGTTGATCACGTCATCAGGATCTCCAGCAGCAAGGATACGATTTATAAGAACCTCAAACTTCGCAGAAGTGTTGTTGTCCATGTATTCTGCTACGATCTCTTTTGAGCGTAGTTCTACGTCACTTAGCGAAAGCTTATTGCGTTTGAACTGAGTGGACTGAAGTCCTTGACCAAACCCTCGACGAAGGTTGGAACCAGCAGCAACAAGGTGAAGCATCTTTTTCAGTTCACCAACGAACATTGCTTTGTCTTGTTCTGTGACAGCTGTTCCCTTTTTGGTGATCTCATTAGCCATTGACCAGATGTTATCAGCTTGATCAGTTGCAAGGGATTCTACCACATACATACGAGCAGCAATCCGTCGCAGCTCGTTCGCATCCTTTGTGGCTGCGTTGACCTCAGAGGTAATGAAGTCCTTGTCAGAGCCTGTAAGAGCGCTAAAACGATCCACAGCTTGCATGATACCACCCTTCTCAAGGCGATCAGCATTCAGCTTCGGATTAGCCTTCAGCTCTTGCTCGATCTTTGTTTCAGCAATGGCAAGAAGCTCTCCCAAGTCTCCAGTTGTTTCGACTTCCTTGATAGAGTTACGAACACCTGTTATAGCGATTCGTCCTCCGCGCTTCAATCCGTCAGTATCCAACTGAATCTCGTCAGCCGCGTTGTTTATAGCTTGTGCATGACGATTATCGGCTCGCTGTTGGAATGCACGACTGCTTCTAGTAGGAAACATCTTAACGTCTGTTCTGTAGTCCTTACGGGAATAACGCTTCTTTGTCTTGGAAACAAGGTCAGAGTAAGCCGAGATTGTGTCCTCCAGAACGGTTCCCTTTGCATCCAGACCAACCAACTCCTTTAAGGAATCAATAATCGTCTGCCAAAGAGATTTGCCTTCTCCTTCGATTCCTTTCAGAAATGATTGGAAATTAGGATTTGAAATAGCCTCAGCTATAAACTCATCCACGTTGGAAAGTCCATACCATTCATCAAGGTTTCCTTTAGTTCCGAATGTTTTCTGATATGTTTCAGGATCGTTGAGATGCGCTAAAAGACTCTTGTGGGACTCAGGAATAGAATCCAAAGCTTTTTTATAAGCTGTAAGAATTTGTTTAACGGGTTTTGAAGTTTTACGACTGTTAAGAACTTTATCAACTTTCTTAAGATACGACGATCCTGTTAGTTTTGTTCTAGCTGCTGAGATCTCAGGAGGTATTTTTGTTACAACTGTTGAGTGAACAATCTCATGGAGAAGAGTAGATTCCGTAAACACTTGTTCTGGATCTAAGTCTCCCATCATCACGTTAAACTTATTGGTATAAAGTCGAATTTCGTTATCCAACGGATCATACGATCCCAACGCATCTCGTGATAGGTAAGCTTGAATGCTTGCCTCATTAACTTCCGCGTCGTCGCCTATCAGTTTCTTAAGTGCGGTAGCTAGTCTCTTTGTTTCAGGAGTTGATCCGTTCTTTGAAAGTCTGTCCAAAGCATAACCAACTTGAGCTGTCTTTGTCGATGCAGGCTTTACCGTTCCTGTTCGGGTAGATAATGTCTCTTCCCGAAGCGCTGAACTGAGATCAATATTTGTTGCTTCTTCTAATCCCAAAGCTGCTCTTAGCTCAGGATCTTTAATGCTATCTACGTTCTGTTTGTTTTTTGTCTTAAGACCCCACATAGAAACACCTTTAGATACTGACTCTTTCATCTCAGGAGTAATATCAATAGTGTAAGATTCAAGCGGTGCTTGTGCTCCAGCTCCCTTTCTTACTTCGTATTTTTTAAAGAAAATATCAAAAAGAGGCGCAAAATATTTTTCGTCTGAATCGGTGGAAGACGACGCATCTGCAAACATCTCCGCAAGAGCATTGGGATCTTCTATATCTAAACCTTCTGCTTCATTATCTTCTTTCCAATAGGGATCTTCAAATTCTTTTATATCGTTCCAGTCTTTCATCGCTTCGTGAAACGCTTCGTCCGCTGGAATTTCTTTTCCAGTTCTTCTATCTATTGTATTTATACGAGGGTTATCTGCAAACGTCTGTAAACTATCAAGAATTTCTTCCGTATCAAAATAATCGGATTGAACGCCTAATATTTTAGATAGAGGTTTGAAAGAATCAAATACTTCAACATCTGGACTTCTTTCTACTTTTTTAAGTTTTGTTTTTGAATTGAAAGCTTTAGCAAATCTATCTACAGCTTTAGGCATCTGTCCGTCATACTGTTGTATGAAAGGTTGAGGTGCGGTTTGCACTCCATAGTTTGTTTCTGATTTACCGCTATCCCATGTATCAATTTCGTCTGCTGCTTTTTTACCAAAGTGAGACTCTAATTCTTCTTTAGTTTTAAAAACTTTATCCGTAACTTCTTCGTTCTTTTCGATGGTCATAGCATAAGAACCATCGCTGTTCTTCTTACGAAGAGTTAGCTTATCTATGTTGGCATCATATAAAGAAGAAACTTGCTGTCCTTTAGGCCAAGAAACTCTATCATAACCTTCAGCTGCTGCCATTTGAAGCACAGCACGAATTGTTGATCCTATATAGCTTTTTTCAAGAGGCTGAGGTTTTAAAGTTTCTTTTAGCTCTAATCCTTCTTCAGCTGCTTTTCTTCGTGCTTTATTAACTGATTGTAGGTAATCAGACTGTAACTCCTCAACATATAAAGTTAGAACACCATCTTCGTCATATCTCTCTGTCGTTCTAAAGTGAGCAAGATTTGATCTTCCCTGTGCCTTTGCAACTTTCTCATAGTGCTCCGTCCAAGTATCTGCTACATTTTTAATTTCTTCAGCAGACTTTTCCATTTGAGCTACCTGTTTTTCCCCAGCAACTTCTACTGTAAATTCTCTGTATTTAGAGCCGCCTACTTGAGTGGCTATAGCCTCATACAGTTCACGTGGTTTTTGCTCTATAATTCTTAAATCAAGAACATTTTCTTCAACAATTCTTCGTAGACCTTGTTTAGTAATTTTATTGCCTACTATTTCTGAAGGATCAGCTAATTCTTTTAAAGTTTCAGCATTATCGATGCCCATCCATTTTAGTTCTTCAGACAGACCTCGTATTCCACCAGTAGCTTTATTAAGAGATTTGTCTACTTGATGTAGAAAAACTGACTCATCTGTTAGTTTATCTAGGGCGCGTAAAGCTGGACTGTAGGCGTTGTATGTATCCATCTCCGACATTGCACGTTTAGCAAATGCAGGGCTGTTAGTAGCCAGATATGTTGCCCCATCTTCTCCACGACGCTGCTTCCGTAGTGATTTTAATCCCACCATAAAGCCCGATGCGAGTCCTGTAAGACCCAAGCCTTCTAAGCTGTTTTTAAATCGTCCTTCGATTTCTCCGTCGTCTTCTTTAGCTTCAAGAAATTCCGTAACAGGGTTGCGAAGAGAAGGAAACGAGTTGATAAGGTTGGAAAGTCTTTCTTCCTGAGCGTCAAATGCTACAAAGTCTGTAGCAGTTTCAGCAGCCAGAACACCCTTCCAATTTAGACGAGCCTTTCCAGCTTTATCAACTGTGGAAAATGTTTTACCAAATCGGCCAAGAGAGGAAGCAGCCTTAGCTCCTTTGGATATAGCACCAAACGGAATAACGAATTGAGTAACACCTTCGACAAGGCTACCAGCAACCGTCTCTGACTTACCAAGAAAGCGGTTATTGTAGTCAGGAAGGTAATCAAAAGCTGCAAAGTCTGCAAGATTGTAGACGCTTTGTGCGGCTCCTTCTACCCCTCGAAACGGAGCAGCAAGGATATCTTTAACGTAATCGCCAGCTTGAAAATCTTGTTCGTTATCTTCAAGAAGTAGTTCGGGTTTAATTCCAATAGCCATGTTTTTATTTATTATCTATGAAAAAGGGTATTCCATATTTATCTTGAAATACTTTTGCTTGTCGAGTTAAGAAACGTGATAGTTCGTTCTCATCCGAGGTGTTAATATTAAGAGCTTCAGCATACTGCCTAATCTCGTCGTCATAAGTATCTTCCCCTTTGAATTGAGAAGCAATCATCTCAGCGGAAAGAATAGGCATAACAGCAGCTGTTTCAGGAGTAAGTCGATCAATGTTGAATGAAAAAGCTCCATCAACAGTTCCTTCTCTCAATTCGTCTAAAGAAATAGCTGGCTTGTTTTCGACTAGAACACGTCTAGCTGTGTAATCATCGTAAAGCGAATCGCCAATTACTAGCCATGAATTTTGTAACTTTTCTAGCTCGGCAGGTGTAACTCGCATATTGTAATTTCTGTAATGATTCTTCAAAGTCCTGTGCGTTTCCTGCGCTGATTGAAGTTCATCATTGATTTTATCATTGCGTCGATTCAAGCGACGCATCACGGAGTTTCGTTTGTAGTATGCTTTTTCCACTAAAGACTGCCCTCCTGTTCTTCTCCTTTTTGGAGTAACAACAGCGCCTAGATCGATATCAGGATTAACAACCAATACAGGAGCAGCAGGAGCTTCCTTATCTGTTTTAGCCTCCTCAGCTACCTTAGTTGCCTCTTCTTGTTGTGTGTTATACGCGTCAATCGCTGTTTTATAGCTCACAGAGTTCTTAAGCTCTTCAACCTTAGCTTGTCTATCAATCCAAGCCTGACTGATGTTTGCTTTCTCTTCGGGGGTAAAAGGTGCTCTCAATATAGACAGCGCTTCTTCCCTGATAGGTGCGACTAAATCCTTAGCTTGATTCTTGGAGAATTCTATTTGAGATGCGTCAGGCGTAAAACCTAGAGAAATCCCTTCAAGGATATCACGCTCCAAACCGTTAACAAAAGCTTGATTCGGTTTTAACCGAGCGTCGCTGACAGCGTTATCTACAAATTGTGTCATTTTCTCTTCAGTAACACGCGCTTCCAGATCTCTTAATCGTTCTGCAGTCTGCTGCCTTATAAACGAAGCAGATCTGTTTACTTTCTGCCCGTCATTTAAAGAAGGATCAGCATAGATAGAATCTATACCTTCTCTTAACTGTTCGTTAAATTCATCAGCTTGCTCTTGAATTCCGACGGCGTCTAGGTCAAACATATTAACTCCAGCGATATTAGCTTCAAGTGCTCTTGTAACTTCTTTTACTGCGCTATCCACACCGAGAGAGGTATTTCGAGTCTCTTCTTTCAGGGCTATTTCATTTGCCGCAGAAAGGAACTCAGTTGAGTAAACGGCTTTGTCCGCGTCCGAAGCCATCTCAGAACTGTAAACAGTCTTAGCAAGTCGCTCGTATAAATCTTTGGCAGAAGTTACACCGTCAGTATTAACTTCCAGATCTTCCCCATTAAAAAGTTTAATAGAGAAAGGTTCTACTGGATCTCCGTTTTGAATCTGAAGCACTGCGTTTGCTACGTTTTTATTTGTTTCCTGTCTAAGCACCGCCTTTTGTCTATTTTCAAACTCATTTCTTGATACGATCTGTTGTTCGATCTGTTCGTTAAGATCATTTATTACGCCTTCAGAAACA